CCCTGTCTCAATTGACCCCACAATGCCGAAAATAGCCACAATTACCAGCGCTATCACAGCGCCCTCGAAATTATCTGCCCAGCGGCGACCTTTGGCGCTTAGGTGGATTCCCTTTCGTGCTAATCGATTCTCTATCATGATGCCTCCTTTTTGATTGGTTGCACTAATCCGTACTGCTCAAGTGAGAAATCTGCTTCGCACCTGTAGCAATAAGGCTTGCCTTTGATGATGGTGATTCTGTACTGACCACCGCACATGTAACACTTCATTTTGACTCCAATTTTTCTAATGTATTCGAATCTTCTGATACTAAGTGACTTGCAACAGAATTCACATCTCTTTTGATTTCATACCATTTCACAGCCTTGCCGTTTCTTGGATTTTTAGTCATTACGCCATGAATAAAAGCAGGTGTTCCATGCCAAAGGACTTTCTCGCCTTTCTTAAATTTCATTGCTTCACCTCACATATAACCTCGGACTCACCGCGACCTGTAAGAACTGCCACGATGTCATTCTTGGAAACCGTCCTCTCTAGGATGATTCCTTTTTTGCCGAATCGATTGGCAAAAAACTTTGCAATGGACTTATCTAAAGTCCATGACAATCCATCCTCGTTAATACCTTTTTGGCATCCGCGATAGATAGTTACCTCTTGAGCAAGCGAGCGCAAGATGTTGTCCTCTTCTTCGTTCATCATGTAATGACGACTCGAACGCTTTGAAGCCAATAAATTTTTCCACTCCTCAATGTGTGCGTACTGATTTTCTGTATCAGTCCACACATTGCTGAGAAGTTTCCAGTAATCGGTATCGCTCAACTTGTCAGCAATCTTGATGAAAGCCTCAACTCGATAAGGACGCTCCACCAACCAAACAGATTGTTTGTAATCCTTATCCGCCATTGCTTTTTCTAGGGCTTTTAATTTTTGGGCATATTGAGCATTGGCGCTACCGTTGGAACGAAATGGCACTTGATAAACAAGTGGATGGCGCAACATTTCCCACTCGCCCTTGCTTCTTTCAAAGTATGGGAGCAGGTCGGGGTGAAGTGGCTCGCTATATTCAGCGACCATCTTTTCCATCAATTCTTCTAGTTCATTCATGATGCCCTCCTCTTCTGATACTTATTATCCAGTATTATCAACTCTTGGTCAAATGAAACGCCGTGCTTCTCTGCAAGATTTCTTGCAATCAAGTCGGCAATCTCTTGAGCAAAGGCTTTTGCATCCTTTTGTTCTTGGATACTTTCGGCGCTGTGTGCCTCGCCATTGAAGTAGTGGGTGACAATCTCTTTCTCAATCTTCCATTGAAGGTCTGCCCACTCAATAATTGCTGAGCGCTCTGTCTTAATAACTCTTGTGTACTTGCCCTCTTTGTAGGTCAAGAACTCACCTGATGCTGTTGGAGCGTTTGCCTTTTCCTTGGCAATTCGTGCAGCCTTTTTTGCATCGCGCTCTGCTTTTGCAGCAGCCTTAGCAATCTTGTCCGCTGTCACGATTCGTGATGGACGGTTCAAGACATCGGCTGGAGCAGATGGATAGCAGATTGTGCAAGCATCCTTACCAGCATCTTCAACGATTGTTTTCTCATCATCATTGCTGTACTGGATTAACCAGTTGTAACGAGTAGTTGGAAAGCAAGTTGAGCAATCCATTGAACTGTGAACATGACCGTTGCTGGCAATAACTAAGAACGCTCTCGTCCAAGGGTCTTGGTTGTAAATCTTGTTTAACTTTGCAATCTCAACATTGACTGCGCTGATTTCTGATTTGATGACAGCAATCTTTCCAATCGCTTTCTCAATCTCATCAACTCTAGTTGGGTAATGCTTCTCATAAAACTTCTTTGTATCTTCAGCAACATCTAACTTGCTGGATAAATCCCAACGCTTGTCGTACCAAGATGACAACTCAGTATCAATCTTGACTGCGAACTCTTTTGTTACGCTCACTTTGACACCTCCACATAAGATTCTTTCAATTCAACCTTGAACCCTGCTTCAACTAAAACCTGGGCAATCTTTTGAATCTTTGCTTCCTTGATTGGAGACCAAATTTCATGCTTTTGGTAACTACTTGACCTCTTTGTGTAGCCAATAGAAATCGAGGATTCAGATTCCTCGATGTAATCGAAACCTTCAGTCATGCCTGAGCAAACTCTTCCACGGCTGACGACTGACTTTGAAATGTTCGCCTTGATTAAAGCCTTGGAGATGTTTCCTTTTGTCACCTTCATGTCTGCTCCTCTCATTTACAACCCCAGTTTAGCATAGTTTAGCCAATTGGTACAATAAGAGCCTGTCGTGTCCTTTGTGACCTCGGTTCAAAGGGTCAAAATGTGCGTTTATTCCGAATTGTCGTAGTTTGCTTCTTTGTTTTTGGCTGGCTCATGATTCCAGCCGATTCTGCCTCGGCGACTAGCACCATCTCAGGGACAGTAAATGAGAATGAGACTTTGACCCTTACCGCTCCACAAGGCTACAAAATTAGTGGGGTTCAGTTTGCCTCCTATGGAACCCCAGTCAATTATCAAATCGGGTCTTGCCACGCGAGTAATTCAGCCTCTCTAGTTGAAGCCGCCATCAGTAACGCATCACTATCAATCTCCGCGACCAACGATGTATTCGGCGACCCTTGTTCGGGTGTCGGTAAAAGACTTAGTGTAATTCTCACAATCGAGCCACAAGTTGTTCAACGGTCATTAGGCGCACCATCAAATCTTCAAGGACAAATAGATGGCTCAACAGCAACAGTTAGTTGGAGCGCACCATCTGAAGGCAACACTCCAGTAGAGCGATACGCAATTTTTTGGTCTTACGATAATTGGGCAAGCGGATGGGCTATTGCTTCAACAACTCTTAGTGCTTCAATCTCGGGTATTCCAGCCGATACGCAAGTACAAATAAAAGTTCGTGCGGATAATGATTCATTAGCGGTTTATTCAGGTTGGTCAAACGAAATCAATTTACAAACAACACCTACTCCGACTCCAACCCCAACACCCAGCCCCAGCCCTTCTGCCGAGCCAACTCCTTCTCCGTCTCCGACATCGGAGCCTTCTCCGTCGCCGTCACCGTCTGCGAGTGCAACACCGACTCCAACTGCTGAACCTTCACCTTCTCCCACACCAACTGAGAGCGCAAGTCCTCAACCTCAACCAACATCGGAACCATCGGCTTCACCGAATCCAACCCCTGAACCTTCTCCAACTCCGACTGCTCAACCTGAACCGACCCCAACACCTGTGACGCCCACACCTGAACCCACACCTTCGCCATCTTCTACCCCAACTCCAATTCCGTCACCTGAACCAAGTCCCTCACCAAGCCCTGCTCCGAGTCCAAGCGGTACCCCTTCGGTAGAGCCGACTCCCTCTCCTCTTCCTTCTCCTCAGCCATCTATTGAACCTCCAGTTGTTATTGACGATAGCGCGATGTTAGCAGAACAAGCAAGAATCGCAGCCGTTACTTCAGAACTAGCAAGATTGGCTGAAGAAGCAAGATTGGCTGAGGTAGCAAGATTGGCAGAGGTAGCAAGGCTTACAGAGATTGCTAGGTTGGCAGAAGTTGCTAGGATTGCAGAAGAAGCAAGACTTGCAGAAGTTGCTAGGTTAGCAGAAGCAGCCAGACTAGCGGAAGCACAAAGAATTGAAGAAGCGAGAATCGCAGCCGCTACCGCCGAAGTAGCAAGATTGGCTGAATTAGCAAGACTTGCAGAAGTTGAAAGACTTGCCGAACTTGCAAGACAAATAGAAATTGCACGACAAGCGGAGATAGCCCGTATTGCCGAAGTTGGAAGATTGGCTGAGATTGCAAGACAAGCCGAAGTCGCTCGATTAGCAGAAGTGGCTCGACTCGCTGAGGCAGAGATAGCACGACAGATTGAGATTGCTCGACTTGCTGAAGAAGCCCGAGTTATTGAAATTGCAAGACAAACAGAGATTGCACGACAGGCAGAGATTGCTCGCCTTGCCGAGATTGATAGACAGAATGAAATTGCTCGCCTCGCTGAAGTCGCACGAATTGCTGAGGTTGAACGCCTTGCAGAAATTACTCGCCAAGTTGAGATAGCGCGTCTCGCCGAAGTTGCACGATTAGCGGAATTAGCAAGACAAGCC